AAATACTTGAAGACTCAGGGGTAGACATAGGGGTTTCGACCTCGCGTTTTGTCGGCTTGATGCGCGAAAGAGAAATATCGGCTAAGGACATACTCCGCCCTGCGCCGCACCAGACACTTCTCAGCGAGCATCCCAATCATGTCTGGCAGTTTGACGTAACGAACTGCATTCAATACTTCCTTGACGACAAAGGAATGGGAGAGAGAGACGCTGATATGGAGCTATACAAAAACAAAATAATCAAGACAGCCAAGTCCATCAAAAAAGAACTCCTCCGTTATGCGGTTGTTGACCATTGCACAGGCGCATTTTTCTTCTGGTATTACTATGCCTCTGGTGAGAGGGCGATTGACGGAGCTGATTTTCTCTACAAGGCTTTCAGGCAAAAAGACGAGATAATAAAGGAATGTTTCAACGGCGCTGCCGAATCCATGATCGGCAAGTATCACTTTCACGGCGTGCCCTTCATACTCATACCTGACAGAGGCTCCATTATTATTGATAAAGCCAATCAAAATCTTTTGAGAGCGCTGCGCATAGATGTAAGGCCTCACATGCCCGGCAATCCGAGGGCAAAGGGCGCTGTTGAAGGGCTTATGAAGATAATCAACCGCTTTGAAGCGCGGCTTAAATTTCAGAGACCGAGAGACCTTGCAGAGCTTAACGCATGGGCGCTGGACTGGTGCATCATGTACAACGGCGCAAAGGACATGCGCGGCGTGTCTCCGCGATCTGCCATGTGGTCAACCATCAGGAGCGAGCAATTGAGATTGTGCCCTGAGCGTGAAATATATACCATGCTCATCCGCAAGCCTGAGATTGACTGCAGGGCAAACGGCTCAATGCATATCAGGCTTAAGGGCAAGGTGTATCAAATCCCAGACCCTAACGCCGCAAACCGCAGGATTAAGGTTGTAATAAATCCATACGAATATCCTGCGATTGAAGCACATTTTAACGGGCGGACATGGCTCTTACAACCGATTGCAAAAGACCAATACGGCAGGCTCTCGCAGGGCACTACTTACGGGCAATACAAAGCCGTCAAGCACACAACAACGCAAAAGGCGAAGGCTGAGATGGAAAAGATAGCGTCCGAGCAATTCGGCGTCACATGGAAGGGCAGTGGCGACAAACGCATCGCAGTTGCCCCGCCGGTCGGGCACGAAACACCGCTGAAAGTCTTTGGCCATCAAAGCGACAAGGTCAGGGTTGACTTCATCCGCCGAAAAGGCACAGAACTTGATATCCGCCCGCCTGAAATACCTGAAAATAAGCCGATCAAGGCGGATGCCTTTGAGATATCCAGAAACATCCTTGACAGGCAGATATCTATTACCGACTTGCTTGTCGAGGTTAAGAATGCGATTGGCAGGATCGAGCCATGGCTTAATCAGGCTCTCAGGGCGGAGTATGGCGACGGCATCAGCAAGTCAAAAGTAGGGGAGGTGATAGAGCAGATTAAAAGCGGGAAATGGCAGGCAGCGTCTCGAGCTGCAGCAATGTAATCAGTGAATGGTTGATGGTGATGATATATGACAGACAAAAGAATCAGCCCCTTTATTATCAAAGAGTTGCTTCTTGATTTAGATATCCCACAGGGCGCTATAGCAAAGGCGACAGGGCTATCGAGGGCGGGGATTAACCGCATAATCAATCATGGATATGAGCCGACAAGATGCAAGGATTATAAAAAGAGAATTGAAAATCTGGTGTCTGGAAATGAGCAGGCAATAGAGTGGCTTAAAAAGCGCAATCTTAAAATATCAGATATATGGCAGCCGCTTGGCAAAGAACTGAAAGGCGCTGCCCCGAAGGGTGTGTGGAAGAGGATAGCCATTAACAGGGCTATAAGGGCTATGACTCCCGGAGATGCCGGGAATGTGGAATTTAATGAGGAGGTAGAGATGCTTACAGCAGAGGCGATGAGGCATTTTAAATTATTCAGGAGTCCGTTTGTCAACGACATCAGGGACGTTGCGGATATCTATTTATCGGATGAACATCGGTTTATTAAAGAAGTAATGCTGGACGCCGCCCGTAATCAGGGCTTTGTGGCGGTGATTGGGGAAGTAGGATCGGGCAAATCGGCGATAAGAAAGTGTGTCGTTGAGGAACTGGGGAGGGACGAAAGATGCAGGATTATCTATCCTCGGATGATTGACAAGACAAGGGTCACGGCAGCGAGCCTATGCGACGCAATCGTCATGGATCTGTCTGATGAAACGCCAAAGCTCAAGCTCGAGCAGAAGTCCAGGCAGGTGGAGAAGCTCTTGATCTCCCGGATTAGGGCAGGGGCGACAACGGTCTTGATGATCGAAGAAGCCCATGAACTGACGGTCAGGGTGTTGAAATTCCTCAAAAGAATCTATGAAATCGAGCACGGGTATAAAAAAGCCTGCGGGATTATCCTGATAGGGCAGCCGGAGCTTGGCAGCCTGTTTAACGAGAACGACCATTATGAAATGAGGGAGGTCATAAGGCGCTGCCAGATTGCCTATATCAGGGGATTGAACGGCAATGTCAAAGATTATTTGGCTCATAAATTTAAACGTGTCGGGGCTGAACTGGGAAGGATCATCGATGACAAGGCTATCGAGATGATAACAAAGCGCCTCACAGACATTGACGACCGCAAGCGTAAGGTATCAAACGCTTATCCCTTGACTATTAATAATATCATGGTCAGGGCGATGAATGAAGCGTATGAACTCGGAGAGCCGCTGGTGACGGAAGCGGTGGTAATGAAGATTTAAGAACGGTTCAAACCGTTTAAGCGATTCAAACGGTTTGAAAGAACAGGAGGAGAAATGAAGATAAAAGACGCAAGGCTTTGTGCAAATTGCGATGAGGTATATGAGGTAAAGGCAGTTCAAGCAGTTCAATCGGTTTATCATGTGTGTCCGTCATGCGGATCGGGGGCTTTTATGTTTTTGAGCAAATGGGTACCAACAATGGGGGATGAGAGATATAACGAGTGGATAGAAAAATTAAGGAGTGATATTAAAAAAATCAAGGAAAAGGAGGTTGGTTATGCAGGTGTGTGAGGAATTGGAGTCTGTGGACAAGACTTCGGAGATTATGACGGGCTATAGGAAAGACTTTTTCGACATTATGGATGAGCTGTTTCATAATGCTATGTCTTTGAATTTGATGTTATCGGAAGGGAAAGATGCAACCGATGCAGACTGGGCGATATTGGCGTTATATCTGGATGTGGCAAGCCTCAGGCTCCAGAAGCTGATTAAGAAGGAAAAGAGATACAGGGATTTGATGGAGGCTGAAAGTGGAAAAGGCTTGTCAGAAATGCGGAAATCCAACTAATTGCAAATCGGGCATTTGCGCAGTATGCAGGATAACAGAGGCTATAGAACGGAAGTGGGGAAACACGGAAGCTCGGAAGGGCGGAAGCAAGGATCAAACCGTTCAAGCGGTTCAATCGGTTCAAGGGCGCAATAAATTGCGCCCCTACAGTAGGGGTTTGATGAATCAAACCCAAAATATTAAAGAAAAGGAGGCGGAGATGAAAAAAAGCACAGCGCCTGTTTTAATCTCGTGGGAGCAGGTAGATGAGGCGCTTAAGCGCATGGGAGAGATTGACATTGCCATCTCAAAAATCGAGGGGGATATGACTCTCAGGATTAATGAGATAAAGGCAGAGGCTGAAGCCAAGGTTGAGGCTATAAGAAGTGAAAGGAAGGCTCTGGAGAAGATGGTCACAGCCTTCGCAGAGAGCAAAAAAGACGAATTCTTAAAGACAAGGACAAAGGAATTAACCTTTGGGGTTATTAGCTTCAGGGTCACCACCAAGATTATCATAAGGGCAAAGAAGGCTTGTGTGGCAGCTATGGAGGCTCTGGGGCTTGATGGGTATTTAAGAATCGTTAAGGAGCCAGATAAGGATTTGATGCTCAATCTGGATGACGCCACGCTTGCCCGCATCGGGGCATCGAGAAAGATTGAGGACAGGCTGAAGATAGAGCCTAATATCGAGAAGGTGAAAGATGCGGCGTAATGCCGAAACGGAGGGCTGCGGCTCTCCGTCTGGCGGTAAGTCCGCCACTGATGAGGCTATGCAAGACAGACAGATGCAAATAAGATACGACATGACGGGGCATGAGATGAGGCTGCTTGAACTGCTCAGGCACGGGAGGCAGAGCGCCCGGAGTGTGTCATTTCTCTCGGAGCAGACGGGGCTTAGTAGTGTCGAGGTAAGGCGGATAGTGAAGCATCTCGTGGAAGAGCACAATATAATGATAGTCTCTGCCGTCGGCAGCCCTGCCGGGTATTACTACCCCGTCACGAATGAGGAATACATGGCAGGGGTGAAGCAGCTTGAGAACAGAATCATATCTCTGGCTAAAAGGCTCAGGGCGATAAACAGGCAAGCGTATGAAAGGATATTCGGGCAGATGAGGATTGAAGATGTCCATGATTAGCGACAAGCAGATTAAGCTGATACATATCGCACTTAAACAGCTCGGCATCGGGGAGCCTGAATACAGGGCTATTCTCGGCAGGGAATATGACGCCAATAGCTCCAAAGACCTATCTTATGAGCAGGCTTCCGCCCTGATAGATTCCCTCAAAGAGCGGGGCTTCCGCATCAAGCCCCGCCGACGCCTGCCGAGGCCGAAAGGCAACAATATAATTAATATGGTCAGCCGGCAGGAGCTGGCAAAGCTTGAGCATCTCAGGGCGGATGTCCGATGGAGGCACCATAACGGGTATTTTAGATTGATGAAAAAGGTCATCGGCAAGGATAGGATCACAACATCAACAGAGGCATCAAAGATGATAGAGTGCTTGAAGGCGATGCTGAAAAGACAGAATAAAGCGTCAGCAGTCGAGCCTGTGGGTGAGCAGTTTTAATGAACGAGTGGATAAAAGATATATCCATTGATGATCTCCCGGATCGGTATCGGGAGATGGCAGAAATTATAGGGGTGGAGAACACCCTATTACTCGCCCAGCATTATGCCAAGATGTCTTTTTATTTTGCCGGGCTTGATAGCCTGATAGCCAAGAAGAAGGCCAAATACATAAAAAAGAACTTCAACGGAAACAATCATAAAGAGCTTGCAAGGGAGACAGGATATTCAGAAAGGTGGATATACGAGATCCTGAAAAACAGCCTTGACGTCAAACAGGGACTCATCTTCACTGATGTATAGCCCCCCTTTGTTTCGAATTAAGTTTTGAAGCACTTCAAAAGATAGTTTATCCCCCGAACCAGTAATATTACTATATAAGATTACTATATTGGATGGTGGATGGCGTGAATGAAATACGATGACATGGTTTTTAGAGGCTGCGATGATGTGAAGATTTTGGCTCTGTGCATCTATGGAGAGGCAAGGGGAGAGGGCATAGAAGGTATGCTTGGCGTGGGGGCGGTTGTTTGCAACAGAGCAAGACAAACTAAAAAGACGATTAAGCATATCTGCCTTGAGCCGAAACAATTTTCGTGCTTCAATCCTGGCGACCCAAACAGAGAGGTGCTGGAGCAACTTGCTCTGAAGTGGAACGATTATATTCAAACGAACAAAACGTTACGGACAGCGTTTTGGATAGCGCGAGGACTGGTTGAGGGTTTTTTGTATAGTAACGTTGGAGATGCTACTCACTACCACGCCGATTCGGTCTCGCCGTCATGGAATCGTGCGATGACGAGAGTCAGGCAAATCAGACGTCACATATTCTGGTGGGATGCGGAATACGCAAGGAGGCAAAGATGAAGGATTTTATCTTGATAAGGCTGCTTAGATTCATCGGGAAAAGGCTCGATGGCTATAAGACCAAGATCGGCGGAGTCGGGTTTATCCTTGTCGGGCTGCTGGGGATGCTCAGGATTATGTTCCCCGATTTGTCGCAATTGCCTGATATGACGCTGGAAGGCTGTCTCGCATCAATATCGGCAGGCATTACTGCGCTTGGATTGGCAGGCAAGGCGGATAAATTGAAAGACGCAGTTGAGCATCAGGGGCGAAGAGATGCTGAATACGGAAAAGTGTATGACTAAAAAGGGAGAGAAAAAATGAAAAAAGTATTTATGGTTTTGGTATTGCTGTTTATGGCTGGATTTGCAGGCTATGCCTTTGCTCAAGAGCCTGTAGAAAAAGGATTTAAACTGACATTCCCGCAGGAAACGGCGGCGACAGCGTTTTGGTTTCCAAGCAGCGATTCGTTTGCAGCAGGTGTGTCTCATACAGTCTTGAGGGTGAGTCATTCTGACATTCCGAAGTTCTCTCTTGACTTAGACGGCACGCTTGCTAAAGGGGTCAATGCAGAAAAAGACAACCTTGCAGGCATAGGCATAAAGCTCAACTACAACATTCAAACAGCTGACAAGACAGGATTTACTTTTATCCCTTCGATTGGAATATCAGCTTTGAACAATGTCAAGAGCTTTAAAACTGTCTTTCAGGATTACAGGATAGCAATCTATGGTACTGCGATTATGTATCGCTGGTAGTAGGGTTTTGATTCATCAAAGTTAAGGACACAATAAATTGCGCCCCTACAGGAGAACATCCCTAATTATCGGTTGGTATGGAGGCTTAAATAGTGAATTTGCTCTTGCTCAAAAACAGTGATAATACAATTGACATCGTAGCAAAGCAAGGTGCGACATGGGAGTTCTTCGTTAATTGCGGCATAAACTTGACAGGATATACGGCAAGAGGGCAGATCAGGGCATCGTATGCAGCAATTGATGCAGTTGAATTTGCTGTATCTATTATCCCGCCTGCGACGGACGGCAAGCTAAGGATATTGTTAGGGGCAGACTCTTCCGCCTCCCTCGCAGCCTATAAAGACAATATAGACCCATCACGGCGCGCAACTTACAAAGGCGCTGGCGTCTATGTCTATGACATCGAGATAGAGTCTCAGGATGGGTATGTAACAAGACTGCTTGAAGGCAGGATATATGTCGATCCTGAGGTGACGAGATGAGCATAACGATAACGCCACCTGATGTGATTAATGTAACGATAACGCCACCTGATGTGATTAATGTAACGATAACGCCACCTGATGTGATTAATATCCAGCTGTCTAAATCCGCTGGGCTGCCGTCTGGCGGAGAGACAGGTCAGGTGTTAAGAAAGAAAACGGCGCAGGATTATGACGCCGAATGGTCGGAAGGAACATCGGCTTACTATGTTCATAGTCAGACAACTGCATCAGCGGAATGGATTATCAATCACAATTTCGGCAGGCATCCGATTGTGCAGGTCTATTCAGTCGGCATGGTGAAGGTGATAGCGGAGATCGTGCATGTATCACTGAATCAGACAAGGGTGTATTTTGCATTACCAGTCGCAGGGGTGGCATACGCAATGTAATAGTGAATGGTTCAAATGGTCAATCGGTTTATTAAAAAAAGGAGGAGATAATGGCAACGAAGGTATTAGTAGATTTAGATTTCAACGGGCAGGCGAGATGTATCAATCTGCTTAATCCTGCCGCAGCGCAAGACGCGGCAACGAAGGCTTATGTAGATTCGCTCGTGGAAGGGCTTGCATGGAAGGATTCATGCAGAGTGGCAACTCAGGGCAACATTAACTTGTCATCGCCGGGCGCAACGATTGACGGTATCTCAATGTCTGTAAATGACAGAGTGCTTGTGAGGGCGCAAACAATACAGTCCCAGAATGGCATCTATATCTGGAACGGCGCATCAACGCCAATGACAAGAGCATTAGACGCCAACACATCGGATGAGCTTGAGCAGGCTGTTGTTACTGTGGAAGAAGGCACATCCGCCGGCGCAACCTTTCGACAGACGACTGTAAACTTCGTGCTGGACACAGACGATGTTGTATTCACAAATTTCGGGACATCGGCGCCAGCGGCTACGGAAACCACTCCGGGCATTGCGGAACTGGCTACTCAGGAAGAAACTAATACAGGGACAGACGACGAAAGAATTGTAACACCCCTAAAGCTCGCCAACTGGTCGGGCAGGATTAGGAAACATGCTCAGGACATAGGAGATGGCGCAGCTACATCATATACGGTTACGCATAATTTCAACACAAGAGACATTCAGGTAACTATATTCCGCAACTCAGGAAACTATGATGAAATTCTTGCCGATGTTGAGCATACAAGCGTTAATGCCGTTACTATCAAATTTGCTACAGCGCCGTCAACTAACCAATACAGAGTAGTGGTGATAGGTTAATATGCGCTATCTCGGCACTGATACAGACTATCAAGACTTGGCTAATGTAGCCCAGCACATTATCGAGCGAAGAAGCATACAGATAGAGATATTTGCACACCCTAATATCTCTTTGCTTGATGCGGTAGAGACAGGCTGGACGCAAGAAGTGGCTACTTTTGCATGGGATACGACTGATTACAGATTTGGCACAAAGTCGGGTAGGCTTACGACAACATCAGGCAGCTATCGCGCAGTTGCTTACAAGAATATGAGTGTAAACGGCAGCGGAAAGACGCTCTCAATATGGCTCAAGAAGTCAAGCACGATAACAGGCATCTTTATCTTTGTCCTTGCGCCTAACTGGAGCAATTTTGCAGTTTTCGGCGTTGACGTGGCGTACTATCCAAATAACGCATGGTTTAACATTGTTTTCCCAATTGAGTCAATGACAAAAACAGGAAACCCAAACTTTGGCAATATTGCAACTATCATGATTGAAGCAATAGGCAGTGTTAATACTGCAACTCTTAATTTTGACGAAATTAGGGTGGCTCATTCTGCGCTGACAAACGGCGCAATTATGATTAACTTTGACGGCTGCCACGACAGCGATTTTATTTATGCCAAGCCTAAACTTGATGAGTATGGGTATAGGGCGGTAGCTTATGTAGTAGGAAACCAAATCGGGCAGTCGGGCAGATTGACGATAGCGCAAATGAAGGCTATGCAGGATGTGGGCTGGGATATATCATGTCAATCGTGGACTCATGCAGATTTTACTACGTTAACGGAGGCGCAAATGATGCAGGAGGTAGTATCTCTAAAGCAATATCTTAGCAAGAACGGTTTTGCGTCAGGGGCGAGATTTTTTGCATATCCATACGGGGTAGCTAATGAGACAGCATTTAATGTTGTTTTAAAGCATCATCTGATTGGCAGGGGAGCGGGGGCTTTCGGGGTAAATCTTGGCATGTCAAATGTCCCCTTGTTTGCGCCTGCTTATCTTCAGTGCGCAAGCGTTATAAATACAACAAGCACTGCAGATCTACAGACATGGATAGCAAATGTAAAGGCGACCAAATCGCTTGGTTGCATTTTGTTTCACAGGCTTGTAACAGCAGCGCCAACTGAATATCAATATTTAACTACGAACTTTAATACATTTGTTGACGCTGTTGCAGCAGCAGGAGTGCCGGTAATAACAATGTCAGACTTAGTAGATAAATACTTACCTGCTCAGGTAACAGCGCAAGACTTATTTGCATGGGGGGAGACATGGCTATAAATAACGTAAATGATTGGTTAGCGTCTGTTAAGCAAGTAATACCATATCATAAAACAACAGCGAGAACTTCTGTTGCGAATATACCGTTCACGATGTTCGATATTGCCGGCAATCCGGGCGCAGGGGCGCTTGCAATCGGAAACACAGCGAATGGCTTAGTGCCAACAGACGCAACGGCTGGATATCCCCATATAAGAAATTTCCTGTCTGGTGCGACCGGTTACATTTCAAGGGTCGTTTTTTCAAATTCGGTTGCATGTAGAATCGCATTGTATGACAGGGTATTCGCGGCGGGGGCGTATAACTTTGATGCTAATATTACGCTTACCTCTCAACCGTCCTTTGCGTCGAGAATACCAAACGCAGATTATCGAGGCTTGGAGTTGTGGATAGAGGCGGTAACAGCGTTCACGGGCAATCAGTCGATACGAGTGCAATATCTTGATCAAGACGGCAATGCAGGAGATACAGGCACTATTGCAACAGGCGTTGCTCCGATAGTCGGTCGTATGCTTAGGCTGCCTTTACAGTCTGGTGACACCGGGCTGCAGAGGATTAATGTTGTAACATCTTCTGGTTCTACGGCAGGCACTTTCAATGTCATGATTCTACGTAAGCTTTGGGAAGGCAGGGTAATAGCTGCAAATGCAGGAGATGTTCACAATATGTCGCGCACAGGGATGAGGCAAGTATTTGAGGACAGTGCTTTGTATGTAGTTGTCACGTCAGACTCAACTTCTACGGGCTTGCCATCTTTGGATATTGAAATAGCAAGCTATTAAGCACACTATGATGGAAAAGGAAGTACTGACATCAGTAATTAACGCAGGGGTGGGCGGCGCTATATCAGCGCTGATTATCTATCTCATCTACCGTCTGGTTGCAAGGCTGACTATGGATGTGGGGATGAAGATGGTTGCGGCTTTTGAGAGCCAAGCAAAAAGCATGGACTCTCTGACGAAATCTCTGCAGGAATATATTGCAAGGGACAACTCGGAACATAGAGAGATGCTTGTGCTCTTGAAATACATAGCCGCAAAACAGCAGGGCTTTGAGATTGTAGAAAGAGAACATTATGAACGTAAGAGGCAATGTCAGGTGATGACGAATGATGATTATGGCAAATAGAAACAGAAGGATTAGAGTGGTCATACTTGAGCTACTGCACACCGCATATCCCGGAGGCATGGACACTAAGAGTTTGTGGTTTGCTGTGGACAATCTTGGGTATGCGATGCCGATTGAGCACTTATACGCCCATATCAAGTACCTCGAAGAAAAGGGATATGTGAAGCAGGAAAGCAGGAAGGGGCATGGTTTTGCGATAGATTGGGTAACTCTAACCGCTTCGGGCTGGGACTTCATAGACGGCCACATCACGGACGAAAAAGGGATAGATACAAGCATATGAAGGGCAAATCATACATAGCGAAAAATCGGGAGCTTGCCTTCCGCGTCTACGCAGAAGAGGGCGGCAATGTGGAGGGGACATTACGCACCCTCGATAAAAAGCACGGACTTAAGCTCAGCAAGCCGACATTCTATGAGTGGATGAAGAAGTTCAATTTTGAAGAGAGGCTTAAAAACCTCGATGCAGAACGGCAGAAAACGATGGATTCTCAAATCTCGTTTGAAGAAAAGATGATGAACTCGCTCATTGAGCGCAAAGAGGCATACGAGGAGTATTTCAAAAATAACCCTATGGATCATCAGGCTCAGTATGCATATGCAGGAATCATTAAAAGCATATTCGACATCAGGTCTAAAACGGCAGGATTCAAGACAGCGATGTTTATTGAGCACATGAAGGAGTTGATTATCTTTCTGACAAAGAACGACCCTGAAGCCGCGCAGGTGCTTGAACGTAATTTTGACGCCTTAATCGCCTTTGCGAAGGAAAAGTATGCATAAGAAAAGTCGGGAAGTTAGGGAGCGCGGAAGCTCGGAAGTCAAAAACCTAACGACTAAATATGAATGAGAAAAAGATAAATAGGGAATTTGAGGCGCTGAGGAATCTGATTCAGTCTGCAGCAAAACCTTTCCGGGACTTGGGGCGGGAGGCTCAAAAAGAAAGAATCGAGAGGGCATCAAGGGACATGGAGTATTTCGGAAAGACTTACTTTCCGCACTACATTACTGCTCCATCTTCAGCTCTGCACAAGTATATCTGCGAGAGATTCCCTGCAATGATACTCAACGCAAAAGATACCGGCATTGGGGATAAAGAGGCGGATGCTGCTCCCAGAGGAAATGCAAAGTCAACGTGGACGACCCTAATACTGCCACTTTGGTGCGCTGCATTTAAGCACCGCTCTTTTGCGCTGATAGTGTCCGAGACGAATGCACAGGCTACGGACTTCGTACAGTTCATCAAATTAGAGCTGGAGAATAATGAACGGCTCGCTCAGGACTTCCCGGCTCTTGCAGGGGAAGGCTCCATCTGGCAGGCCGACACTATCATTACCAGAAACGGCGTAAAGATAAGGGGAGTCGGGGCAGGACAGAAATTGAGAGGCATGAGGCACGGAAGCAGGAGGCCTGATCTCGTTGTAGTTGATGACCTCGAAAACGATGAGGCTGTGGAGTCGCCTGACCAAAGAGCAAAACTTGAGAAGTGGTTTTTTAAGGCTCTGATGAAGATCGGACAGAAAGACACGGTATATATCGTCATCGGGACGATACTGCACTACAAGAGCCTGCTTGCCAACCTGCTTGAGAAGCCCGGATGGAAGGGCAGAAAATTCAAGGCGGTCTTGAGATTCTCCGACTCGAAACTATGGGATAAATGGGAAGCGATATTCACCGACATAACAGTCGGCAAGGAGGAGGCTGAGAAGAAGGCCGATGAGTTCTTTGAGACTCATAAGGCGGCGATGCTCAAGGGTGCGGAAGTGCTCTGGCCGGAGGTGGAAGACTACTATTACCTCATGAAGATGAGGATATCGGAAGGACCTGCATACTTTGAATCTGAAAAGCAGAACGAGCCGGTCAACCCGGAGGACGCCGTATTCCTTGAAGAATGGATACAGTATTACGACGAGAAAGATGTTGATCTTAAGGGAACCATGCACGGCGGCGCCTGCGATCCGTCAATGGGTAAAAAATCGAAAGCGGCGGATCCGTCGGCGATATTAGGCGGCAGGATGAAAGACGGCATTATCTACCTTACCATTGCCGACATAGAAAGGAGGCATCCGGACAAGATAGTGGAGGACATACTTACTTATCACCAGAGGGACAGGTTTGACAGGTTCAGGATGGAAGAGGTGCAGTTTCAGGAGTTCTTCAAAGACCACTTAGAGAAAGAGGCGCACAAACGCGGGCTTACTATCAATGTCGAAGGATTCAAGCCGAATACGGACAAAGACCTCCGGATAATCAGCCTGCAGCCGTGGCTCAAGAACGGCTGGATAAGACTGAAGAAGCACGGCATGGGAGAGCTGGTAAGGCAGATTATACACTACAGGCCAAAAGGCAAAGGCGGGCATGATGACGGACTGGATGCGTTGGAGATGCTCAAGAGCCTGCTGGAGAGCTCCGGGCCTCTTGAGTTTCAAAGGGCGGGCAGCCGACGTGCATACACAAAAATGGCGAATTACTAAGGGGTAATAGAATGGAAAAACCCATAACAGACGAAATAGCAGGCATAGAGAAGGACATCTTTCATGACTACATCGGAAAAACGATTCTAAATCCTGATAAGGTGCTTAAATCCGAATCAGCGGGCAAGGGGATAGAACTATACGAAGATTTACTCAGAGAGGCGAAGGTAGGCTCCGCTCTCCAGACCCGCAAGCTTGCAGTTGTAGGCAAGGAGTGGGAAGTGCTGCCCGCAACGGAAAAACGGCAGGATGTGAAGATCGCCGAATATGTGAAGGAAGTCCTGAAGTCTATTAACTATGACGGATATAGAATGGCAGCCCTGTCAGGGATAGTGCTGGGCTTTAAGCCGGCAGAGATAATGTGGGGGTATTCTGAAGGGGACGTCTATATTGAAAAAATAATCCCCCGCGCCTCAAAGAGATTCGTCTTTGATAAAGACCACAAACTCCGGCTGCTAACTATATCAAATATGATTGAAGGAGAGGAGCTGCCCGACAGAAAGTTTCAGGTCTTTGTCAATCCATCAGACAACGGCTCGCCATACGGGGACGGACTTGGCAGGCTGCTTTACTGGCCTGTGTGGTTTAAGAAGAATGCGATCAAGTTCTGGATGATATTCGCTGAAAAGTTCGGCTCACCGACAACGATAGGCAAGTATCCGCAGGGGACATCCAAAGAACAGCAGGATGCATTACTTGCGGCATTGGAGGCGATACAGCAGGAGACGGCAATCAAGATACCGGACAATATGGCAATCGAGTATCTTGAGGCTCAACGCGCCGGCACTGTCAACACTTATGAATCTCTGTGCGACTATATGGACAGACAGATAGCGCAGATAATTCTGGGTCAGACGTTATCAAGCGAAATCGGCAGTTCAGGCAGCTATGCAGCCGCAAGGATCCATGAGGAGGTAAGAAAGGACTACATCAAGGCGGATGCAGACAATTTGTGCGAGGCGGAGAACAACCAGCTCATACGTTGGATAGTAGATTATAACTTCCCGCCCCCCGACAGAAGGCATGGATATCCAAAGGTCTGGATAAGATATGAGGAAGAAAAGGACACAAAGCCATTAGCAGAGAGGGACGAGATACTTGCACGGATGGGTGTGCCTATCCCGCTGTCTTATATTTATCAGACTTATGCAATCCCAGAGCCGAAGAAAGGGGAGGAGATTGTAGGAGGTAGAGAGGAAGTATTGCAGGCAGTTCGGAAGCTCGGAAGCGCGGAAGGAGAGACTTCTGATTTCAGCGCTAAGTTCGAGCAGTATCCTGACCAGCAGACTCTTGATGATGCGATTGATTCCATCACGCCCGAGCAGCTGCAAGAGCAAATGGAGGGCATATTGAAACCCATCATTGACCTCATCAATGAGAGCGGTGATCACAACGCCGTGATGGAAAAACTTATAGAGACATATCCAGATATGGACACAAAGGCAATTGAAGAAATGCTTGCAAGGGCTATTTTTGTAAGTGAGCTGTGGGGTAGGCTTAATGCCAATAAATAACATTGACCTATCATACGCCATAGGGCTGCCTCCAGAGAAGGCTATTGAATACTTTAAAAGCAAAGGCTATGCCTTCTCATGGGACTGGCACGATATATGGCAAGAAGCCCACGCGAAGGCGTTCACAGTAGCCAAAGCAATGCGGATGGACATCCTTCAGGACATCAGAGGCATGGTACAAAAAGCTATTGACGATGGCATTACCTTTGAGCAGTTCAGAAAAGAGCTTGAGCCAAAGCTCAAAGCTAAAGGCTGGTGGGGAAAGAAGATGGTAGGGGATGAGACAGGAGCTATGCAGGTGCAGCTTGGCTCTCCGCACAGGCTTAAGACTATTTATCAAACAAACCTCCAGACGGCATACATGGCAGGCAGGTATAAAGAGATGATGAACAATGTGGATGACCGCCCATACTGGCAGTATGTAGCCGTTATGGATTCAAGGACACGTCCCGCCCATGCCGCCCTAAACGGCAAGGTCTTCAGGTATGACGACCCCTTCTGGAACACGCATTATCCGCCTCTGGGCTTTCGCTGCCGGTGCCGTGTGAGGGCTCTGTCTGAGAAAAACATCAAAGACAGAAGGAATATTGTATCGGACTCCACCGGCAAACTCACTGAAAAAGATGTCCTTGTCTCTAAAAAGACAGGCGAGCTGGCGACTGTCACCGTCTATGACGACCCGTTTACCGGGGAAAAGATATCCCCTGATGTAGGATGGAACTATAATCCGGGAAAGGAGTGGGGCAGATGGGATAAAAATGGTCTTCTTCCTGATTGCCCCGGGGGTTTTAATTTCATGCGGTTTACAGAAAGCGGATGCGTAAAAATTCTCAAAGGACAAAAGACATGGAAAGATTACGGCAGACCTGATTTAAGGCACATATCCGATGATAAAAGGATAATTGCGCCGCCATTACTAAAAGCTGCGCAAACTCGTGAAGAGGCTGCATTCATCATGCTCGATGCCCTCCAACTGCAAAAAAAACCCTATAGGATTATTGAGACCCCAATAGAACAGGTTGTCTTACGAGCCGAGTTTATACCGCATCTTGTGGGAAAACAGACTGACCCAAGAGAAAGATATGCCAACTACCTAATCCCTGCATTGACCGATCCGTATGAGATATATCTGACACAGTATCAGGACGGCTTGAGAGAACGATACATCGGACTCTTTACAGGCAAGGAAAATCTGCTTGTCGTAGTCAGGCTAAACAAAGACGGCAGCCTGCTTTGGAATATCATGCAGGCGAATGATAGAACTATGAATAAGCAAAGGGTAGGAGCATTGCTTTATGGAAAATAAAAGGTTGGAGGTCCCTTCCATGTCGTATGGAACAGCCATACCGGAACTTCCACTGACTATAGGCGCTGTTCACCAGTCAGCTTCTCGCTCCAACCTTCCACCAATATTATACCACAAAACGGAGGTTGTCAAGACGATGATTAAAATCACCATTGACGACAGAAAAGTCCAGACCCTGCTCAAAGACCTACAGGGCAGGCTCAAAGACATGAGTCCTGTTATGAAAAAAGTTGCGGGCATAATGCACGATGCCGTAGAGGAGAACTTTGAAAAGGAAGGACGCCCCAAGTGGAAGCCTTCAATTCGTGCGCTCAAGCAGGGAGGCAAAACATTGCAGGATACGGGACAGCTTGCAAGCTCTATCTCATCGAGATATGACAGAAACTCCGCTCAGGTAGGCACTAACAAAGCCTATGCGGCGGTGCATCAATTCGGGGGCGGAATTCCAGCACTGACAATAACCCCCAAAAATGCTAAGGCTCTTAAGATACCGACGGCTCAGGGATTTATCTTCAGAAAGAAAGCCCGCCTGCCTGCAAGAAACATCCCCGCAAGACCGTTTCTTAAGGTTACTGATGGGGACATGACAGATATCAAAGATGCCTTGAAAACTTATCTGTTGGAAGGGGGGCGGATAACATGAATGACTGGATAGCAGTCTTCAAAGCAGGCACTCACACGGACTCAAACGGCAACGTCAGGACATGGACGGAGGCAGACCTTGACGCCATCGTCAAGAAATACAACCACAAAGAGCACGAGGCACCGGTTGTGATTGGGCATCCGAAGGACAACGCACCTGCATACGGATGGGTGGAGAGATTGGAGCGCAAGGGCAGCGTCCTTTACGCAAAGCTCAAAGACTTAGTCCCGGAGTTTGTGGATATGGTTAAAAGAGGGCTTTTCAAGAAGCGCTCTATTTCGCTATATCCCGATATGACATTGCGGCATATTGGATTTTTAGGCGCTATGCCGCCTGCTATTAAGGGGCTGCCCGATTTCGCCTTTGGCGATGACGGCGGATTGACTATAGAGTTTGAAGACGGGTCAAACGGTTTAAACGGTTCAAAAAAGAAGGAGGAAAGAACTATGAAGTTTTTCGACTGGATCAAGGGTCATGCCGCTAAGGAAGGCGTCACTATCGAAGATGCGCCGCCTACCTTCAGCGAGTCTGAAGTGCTGACAAAAGTAAGCGAAGCTCTTAAAGAGAAGGAGCGGGAATTCGAGGAAAAACAGAGGCAGATTGATGCCGAGCTTAGGGCAAGGGAGGATGCTATAAGACTTAAAGAGGCTGAATTTCAAAAGATGGAGATTGAGCAGTTCATGGAGGGGCTTAGAAAGAAGGGTATAATCACCCCGGCAATGGAAAAGCTCGGGATGGGGATTACGCAGTTCATGCAGGCCATTGCCCCAATCTCCACGACTGTTGAATTCAGCGAAGGAGACGCAAAGAAAAATCAAACTCCGCTTGAATTTATGAAGGCATTTCTTAGCAGTCTGCCGAGCCAGATTGAATTCCGCGAGATAGCAGGCAGCGCTAAAGACATAGGCGGTACGGGAACTGCGGAGAGCAGGCTTGATGCAAAAACAAGGGAGATGATGAAGGCAAAGAATGTGTCTTATGCAGTTGCCTTCGCTGAAGTGCAAAAAGAAAATTCAGAGCTCGCACAGGAATATGCCAGCGAGCTGAGAGGAGGGAAGTAGATGGCAAGCGAAAACAAGTTATTAACTCTTTCGTTTCGGGCTGCAGAGGACTTGAGCAATGACCAATACAAGTTTGTTGTGCTTACAAGCTCAGGCACTGTCAGGCGTCCGGACTCAGAAACAGAAGTAGCGCTGGGAATACTCCAGAATGCGCCTGCTGCAGGCGAGGCGGCAAACGTTATGCTTTATGGTGTCAGCAAGCTCCATGCAAGCGCCGCACTCGGCATAGGCACATTCGTCATGCCGGAGTATGTCTCGGAGTCGAATGCAGGCAGAGGCAAGGATTCAGCCGGCGCGCCAGCTTATACAAGGGCTGTAGTAATAGAAGCCTCTGGCGCAGCAGACGACTTATGCTCCGTGCTTCTTACAAGCACATTCCCTGCAATCAACGATGCGGTCAAAAAAATTACCACCGTTACAACCGACAGCACAGCAGGCTCAAGGACATACACCGCCGCAGAGCTGCTCGGCGGGATGATACTGAGAAACCCCAACGGCGGCAACCGCTCGGATGTAACGCCGACTGCTACGCAAATCGTGAATGCCATTGAAGGCTGCATTAACGGCTCTTCATTTGAGTTTACGATTAGGAACACTGCTGGAGCGGCTGAAACAATCACACTGACACAAGGCACAGGCGTAACACTCTCAGGCACTATGACTATCGCTCAGAATAACAGCAGGAGATTCCTTGCTGTAGTAACAAATGTGGAATCGCCGGCTGTAACTATATACAGCCTTGGGACCGTTGTCCACTAATAACAGTAGATGGTGAATGGTTCAAACGATTAACTAAAAAAGGAGGAATAAATAAATGCCAGGACCAATTATAAAAGAGCTGCTCACATCAATACCTTTACAGAATGTGAGCATCCAGTATCGCAACAAAAGCTATATCGGCGACAGGGTATTTCCTATCATAGATACGGCAAACCCTAAAGCCAAAATAACCAAGTATCACAAGGGCGCATGGTTCAGGAACGAGGCAGACCTGCGGGCGGCAGGCACACGGGCAAAGAGAGGCTCGTATCCTGTTACGGAAATTCCTATTGCCACGACTGAGATTGCATTTGCAAAAGAGGTGACGGATGAGGATAGAAGGAATGCCCAACTCCCCAACGCACCGGCTCTCAAGCCTGAGATGGATGCAATAGAATACTGCTCAGACAAGATCGACCTTTACAAGGAGATTAAGATTGCGCAGCTCATCAAGGCAAACACATGGCTTGACGGCAATCCTACAGGAGTGGATGCCGACGGGAAATGGGCGGCAGGCTCCGGCAACACATTCCTTGCCAATATCGCTGAGGCTCAGGCAGCAATACAGTCGCAAACAGGGCTGAAGGGCAATGTCCTCATAATCGACTACGGAACATTCATGAGCCTGAAGCAAGAGGCAACCATACTGGACAAAATCAAATACACACAGCGCGGGGTGCTCACCGTTGACTTACTGGCGGCGCTGCTTGAGCTTGATGAGGTGCTGATAGGAGAAGCCCTCATGAGTACCGCAAAAGAGACAAAATCAGGCGTTGAATGGTCTGCATCAAGGATATGGGAAGTGAATGCGTCAAAAGGTATGGGTTTCCTTTTTCATCGTCCGTTGTCTCCAGGGCTTAAAACACCGAGCGCAGGATATCAGGTGCGCTTGCTGCAGGAAGGCGGAAGCGTAAGAAGGCTGAGCACATGGAGAGAACCAGCTGAGCATCAGGATGTATATGAGGTGGCGGAAGAGACGGACATAGTCGTCACCGGGCTCGATCTGGGTTACAAGTGGAGAGACACTCTGCTTACATAAGAACGGAAGCCACCATTCCGCCCCATCGTGGGGGAGGAATGGTGGGGGTATAGTTTGGTATGTCTTTGGATTTTGGACACCTTGTAAACATGTTACAGCGCGTCTGAGGGGTATATTTAGATATCGAAAGAGAGGATGATTATGACGGGGACGAAGAAATATACAGTGAAAGATATGTATATAATACACAACGGGAAACTTTTCATGCCGGAAGATATGATTGAGCTCACAGATGAGGAGGCGGAAATGTTGAGCGTGGAAGCTGCGGTTGGGGAGGCAAGTGATGGCATATTGCACGCTTGACGATATAAAGAAAGCCATTACATCAGAGACGCTGACAGAGCTGACTGACGACGAGGGCTTTGGGGAGATCAACGCTGACAGAGCCGCAAATGCGATAAGGCAGGCTTCCGCAGTAATAGATGCTTACTGCGGAAGCCGATACAATGTCCCATTTGCAGAGGTGCCTAATATCGTTAGAAAAATATGCATAGACATCTCTATCTATAACCTGTATAGCAGGGTGTCTCTGGACAAAGAGATGCCTAAAACGATACAGGACAGACACATCGGCGCAATATCGCTCTTAAGAGACATATCAAAAGGGATCGTCAGCATCGGCGCATCTCCACAGCCTGCATCAATAGACGGCTCGGTGGAGGCAAGATCATCTGACAGGGTGTTTGACCGCAAAACTATGGAGAGTTTTTGATGATTGATGTGATGGAAGTGATGGAGCGAATAATAGAGAGGCTGCAACTCACCGGCGAATTTCGCAAAGTAGAGGTCTATAATGGAGATACGGAGGATCTACAGAAGGGGCTGACTACTGCAGCAGTATATCTTGTGTATAACGGCGCTGAACTCGTCAGCGAGGCAGGGGCAAATTCGGTTAAGAGCATCGTATCTGTGCGGTTGTCAGCATATCTTGTAGTAAAGACACAGAAGATGAACACGGCTAAAGCGATAAAGACAAAAGATATGCTCAAGGTTATGAGGCAGGCATTGCATGGGTTTGAATTTAATGATAGGATACTATTATGGCAGAGGGAATCTGCAGTCAGCATAGAAAACAGGACTTATATATACGAGCAAGAGTATATGTATAAAGACTATTTGGTAGTGTCGTCATAGATAGAAAGAAGATTGAAAAAATCAAGGAGGGAAATAAATGGAAAGACTTTACACTATAGGCAAGGGTAAATTGCTTTTTAAACCTGAGGGTGAGGCAAATTATCGGGATATGGGCAACTGCCCTGATTTTAAAATCACGATAAGCACAGAAAAGAAAGAACACTTCAGTTCAAGATCTGGCATACAGGTTAAGGACAAAGAGGTAGTCATTAAGCAGACGGCATCAGGCTCTTTTACGCTTGACGAATTGGTTGACTACAACTTAAGAGCGTTCATTATGTCGGCTGCTTCAACAGTTCAGGATCAGACATCTGGAACAGCAACAGGGCAGGTAGTAACATCAGCGCATGACAGGTGGATATATCTCGGCAAAAAGATGATATCAAACTTGGTGGTTAAGGATGCAGCTGAAACAAAAACATATGTTTTGGGGGTTGATTATATCGCTGATTTAAAGGCAGGACTGATTATGTGTCTATCGACTGGGGAGATAGTAGACGGACAGTCGCTAAAGATAAGTTATGCTTATGCAGCTATTACAACAAAAAAAATGGGTGCTGCAACTACTACAACCATTCAAGGACATGTCTGGTTTGTGGGTGACCCCCCTGTCGGGAAGGTAATAGACATCAAAGGTTATGCGGCGTTATCTCCGAACGGCGACCTATCTCTTATTGGAGAGGATTGGACAACTTTTGGTTTCAATATGGATTTCATTCTGCATAATGATTACGCCGGCTTATTTGAACTAATTGATCGAGGGACGGTGGTATAGCACATGACGAAAGAAATGAAGATATTGTTTCCAGCTGAGACAGTTAAATTGAGCACTGGGGAGGTTGTTTCAATCTCTCCTGTGCCTTTTGGCAAGCTGAAATACTTTTCAGATGCAGCAGCTAAGCTGATTAATGCGATTCAAAGCAAGGGGCTTGATCTTGAAACTGTAGATTATCAAACGTTGTTTGATGTTGCGTTTGATGAGATAATCACAATAATGGGGCTGGTACTAAATAAGGACAGAGCATGGTTTGACAAGATAATGATAGAGGATGGGATCGAAATTATTTCAGTGATTATTAAGCAAAACTTCAACGACAGTGTTAAAAAAAACATGGCAAAGCTGATCATGGAGATAACTTCACTATTGCGGACGCAATCCAAGTCCTGATTTCATCAGGTCATAGTTTGTCAGAGATATATGGCTACACTGTAGATCAGATTGAGTTGTTTGTTCAGAGCGTTTTCAAACTTCGCAGTCTCGACATATGCCAGAACGCATGGACAATACATATAGCCTCGCAAGGGGGACATAAAGACATGCTGAAATACACAAGCATGTTTCAAGAAAAAAAAGCTGGAATAGAGGACTTAATTAAAGACTATGGGAAAAGATCATATCATACAACTGCTAATCGAAGCAAAAGACCTCGCAACCTCAACGATACATAAAACAGTACAGAGTCTTGATAATTTTCAGCAGAAGGTAGAAGGTCTATCAGGCAGAATCAAGGGATTGTCTGGCGATTTGGGGGGATTCAGCTCTGCTATTGCTGGCGTGGGTGCTGCGTTGAGTGCAGGGGCGCTGGCAAGGTCTTTTGTCGATATTAATGCTTCTGTTGAGAAGACGAAAATCATGCTTACAGAGCTGATGGGGTCAACACGAAAAGCAGACGAGGCGTTCCAGTGGCTTACTGCGCAGACAACCAAAATGCCGTTTTCGATTGATGCGGTGAAAGAATCTTTTATCAAGCTCAAAGTGGCGGGGATAGACCCTATGGGCGGCTCTATGCAGACGCTTGCTGATGCTATTGCAGCGTTTGGCGGCACAGACCAAGACCTTAAGCTTGCCTCGCTTGCGATACAACAGATGGCGAGCAAGGGCGTTGTCAGCATGGAAGAGTTGCGGCAACAGTTGGGGGAGCGTATCCCAACAGCAATGAAAGCGATGGCGGCTGGTCTTGGGTATTCAACAGATAATTTACAAGCATTTTTCAAGGCTGTTGAAAGCGGCTCTATCTCAGCGCAAACGGGGCTTGCCGCTATGTTCAAGGAGCTGGAAAAGGCTCATAAAGGCATGTCAGCAAAGATGATGGATTCATGGGGTGGCATGATGTCCACGCTAAAGTCAGCATGGCAGCAGACGATGATAGCACTTGGAGAGGCAGGGGCGTTTACGAAAATCAAGGATGCCGTGCAGGGCGTTATTGATAAGATAAATGAACTAAAAGCAAGCGGACAGCTACAAATATGGGTTAATCAAGTATTGGCGGCTATGTCATCACTGATTGACGCATTCAAAGGATTAGCTGGCATAGTGTCGCATTTGTTTATGATATTCGGGTCATCCTTGCCAGTAATCGCCGAATGGCTTGTTTATCTTGGGGCTTTGAAAACAGCTTTGAACTTAGCTGCAACGGCGGCTGCGTTGTTAGGAAACAAGTTGACATTGGTGTTTGGGGCGTTTGCCATAGGTTGGCAAGTCGGCAAGTGGATAAGCGACCTTGAGTTTTTTGGGATGAAAATCGGTGAGTGGGTGCAAGTAGTAATAGCAAACTATCATGCTTTATTTTTATATCTTCAAATTGGCTGGCAGACAGTAAAGAAATACATGATGGAGGTTATTACTATAGGATTTGCAGACACGTCAGGAATCGACAAGCATATCGCAGCGTTAAGACAAGAGTTGGTTGTTGTCAGAGATGTTCGTCTCTCATTATATGCTAAAAGACAAGAACAAGAGGAGCTTAACAAGTCAGGAGAAAAACTTGCAAGCACTATAACAAACATAAAAGAAAATATTGCTGGTTATAAAACCAATATCGAAGGGGCTACGGGCGCATTAAAGGAGCATAAAGGTGCGGTTGACAACACAACACAAGCGATAAACAAACTAAACAGTATAGAGTTAAAAATCGGACTCGATAGAGAGGAGCTTAAAACTCTTAGCGTTTTGCTTACTGAATACATAAATAGAATTAAAGAGGCTTATGAATTAGATAAGATAACGTACAAGGACTACATCGAGAGAAAAAAACAAGCGTTAGAGTCTTATTACCGGTCAGCAATCTCATTGCAGAATGATTTGATTCAGGCCGCTGGCGAGGACGCCGCGAAAAAGGCGGCGGCGGAGGGTGAGTTATATCGCATAATGTCTCAATACAGAAAAGATATGATAGCCTTAGAAGATGAGTATTTCAAGTATCTTTCAGAAAAAGAAAAAGCGAGACTTGATGATGCAGAGTTATCGGCGGAGCAGAGAAAAAAGATTGAAAAAGATTTAAGAGAGACAGTTCAAAAAGAGCTTGGACAGATAGAAGCATCATACACGAAGCTCTACAAGACAATAGACACTGAGGGTAACGAGGTTTGGTCTAACGTAATTGTTGGCTCTAAGAAAACCACAAGAGAACTTGCAAAAACTTTTGAGGATTTCGTTGCCAACGCAAAAGAACAAACTGACATACTCGATGAGAGCATAAACAAACAGCGTAAAATAGACATTAACAATTCTGAAGCAATTAACGCAGTAGAGCGAGTTAGGGAAGCGTTAGCATCTATCCCCGATGTAACAACTAAAAAACTTGTTATCGAAACCGAATACTCTGGCTCTCCTCGTATGTCGTTTACCGAAGGCATACGATACATGAAAGATAAAATCAAGTCTTTGCCAACAGGATCATCGTTTGTGATGCAATTCAAGGAGGGCGGGTCAGGGGATGACTTTTCATTTGCTATGGAGGAGAAATCGCTGAAAATTGAGCGTTTGAGGTTCAAGCTACAACAACTGAAGAGGCTGCTTGCCGAGCTACGACGTGGAGCAAGAGCTACAATTATCAATGCAGACGCAATAGCAAAGACATTATTCGATATTAAAGAAACAGAACTTGCCATCAAAAAACTCCAAGTCGGCACTGGCGCAGCGATAACGACAACGATTAAAAATGTTGCGAATGCGTCAGTTGAGGGAACTAAGAAAATTAAACAAGTTGCAAGTGAAGCAAAAGAAGTAATCGGCGAGCTTGGCAGGCTTACAGATGAAAAGATGAAAGCAAAGAAATTTCTCGCAGATTTAACCGGCGATATCATAACGGCTCTTATGCTTGACAAGTCTGAGTTGCTGTGGGAACTCAAAGAATACTATAAGAAGGGTTTAATTACAGCAGAAGAATATAAGAAGGGCGTTGACAAAATACAACAGGACATTGCAGATAAACTTTCTGAGTATCTCGCAGAAGGCAAAATAACCCAAGCAGAATATGACAAAGCTAAAATTGCTATGCAGCAAGACCTGCAGGCAGAGATTGAAAAAATGCAGGCGCGATCTTTAGATGAACAGATGAAAATGCTCAAGAAGGGCTTGACTGATTATCAAGACATGGTATTGGGTATGCCAAAAACATTCCATGACGCTGTTCAGATCATCGCAAATAAGACAAAAATGGTGGTTGCATCAATGCAGAATGATATGATGTCTGCAATGAACAATATCAAAAGAGCAGTCCCTGATTTGCTTGGAGGTGAAACATTGCAGACATTGCAGAGCGATGTGGCAATACAAAAAGATTTGAGCATACATAACACATTTCAAGTCAACACATTTGACGAGCTGACTACGAGAAGATGGCTGCGGGATACGGTATTCCCGGAATGGGAGCGGATGATGCAGTTAAAAGGAGTGAGGTTATGAGCGGATTGCAAGGGTATTTGTATAAAAATAAATTATCTGATGCTGTGATCACGGCTGATGTAATGCCGTCTGCAAAATCGCCTCTTATATATCCTCTGTCTAAAAAGGGCACAGGCAATATCAAAATCAGAGGGGCATTTTCGGGCAGCAATGATAAAAGATTAGAGGTGAAAATCCTTGATACTGCAGTAACACTACCTGTAGTTTCTCAGCCTGTTTTTCGCGGCGCCGGCACAGGCAAGATCGAGGATATTACCGTTACAGGGCTTGAGGCGCAAAAAATCAGGGTATTATGTCTGTCAACCGGCACGAACACAACAAAAGCACAAGTGGAACTTGAAGGATTGTTGTTTCAAGCAAAACATGAAGGCATAGGCGGGAATGATATCTATATAGTAATTGATGATAGTATGTTGGTTTTCACAAGGACGAATTATTCAACAATAAAAGAATTGCGAGTTGGCGACACAGGTCTTGAAGGGCAAGAGTGGGATTATGAAACAGTGGCCTTGCAAGGCGATAAAGTGCCTCTTACCGCAAAGAGAATTGCATTCGGAGAGGATAGGCTTAATATCTATTTGCAATACAAGAAATTTGAAGAAGGTAAGTGGAAGTATTATTTTATCACTCCAATCAGGCAAGATGTGCCAACAGGGAAAAGTGTTTATTTTGTAACAGGCGGTAGAAAAATCTCCGTTATCAAAGGTGCGGTAACAGAGGAATACACAAACATAATTACCATTGCGGACTTCTGGAGAGAAGTTAAAGCCAAATCTACATTAATAGAAAGTCCAATGGTTATTGACACCTCAAGAGCTATAGACAGCCCTGCCTGCCGTGAGTTTGCCACGAAAACAGATGCTTATTTTCTCATGCCATACAAGGCAGATAAATCAAGTGAATACGCTGGTCAGCTTGATAACATCTATATCAACAACAATGCAAAAACAGAATTAATAAAGATTGAGTGCATCAATAATGAAATTGTCGGTAGTGAGCTTTGGGAAGTTTCAGGCTCATCAACAGGAAGAATGGGAGAGGCAAGAACAGGAGAGAGAGCGGGCTTTGGCTTCGTGGGGTTCACAATCCCGAAACGGTTACCGAAATTGTCCGCAGGAGAGCGTGAGAATTGGAAACATGTTGTTAAATATGCTACGAGAGGAATTGGTGTAACGCCACCGCCGATATGTTTTAAAATGAGGCTGGGCGTCAATGCTAAAGCGCAAACATTAACACTGGAATATAAGAAGAAACCAGCCGATTGTTTATGTCCTACAATTCGGTTTGGCGATAAATGTCTCGGATTAAACGAGGAAGGAGGTGAGATAGAAATGGCTAATACAGTTCCTGATTTAATATTTTGGACGGATGCGATATATGATAGAATGCGGGAAGCGTCTTCCGCCCGTGAATTATACGAAAATTCGTTTGTGACTGCAACAACAAGCTACTTCAATATGTTCAAGAAAATAGCGCAACGCATTATGGTTGCTCCTGAAGAATCTGTTCAGATATGGCGCAAATCTACCAGCTATGTGGCAGGAGATATAATAAGAGGCATGGCATCTGATAAGTGGTATCTCTTTGAATGCACAACAGCGGGAACATCGGGAAGCACTGAACCAACATGGCCCACTATAAAAAATCAGACCGTCAATGATGGGACAGCTGTATGGACGAATGTAATGTATTATCCCGCACTGGAAAAACAAGTTGATGATTACAAATCGCTGGTTAAGAGTTTGACTGGTAACTATATTATTTCAGATAGCTGGTTGCCTTCTTCATCCGGCAACGCATTAATAATAAAAAGAACAGTCAACTCAGTTGCATATTATTACTTGCAGACAACGAGTGGGCGTTCAGGAAGCACTGAACCAACATGGCCCACTACAAAAAATCAGACTGTCAATGATGGTGATGCTGTGTGGACATGCTTAGGGAGTGAACCACCCTCGATATCATGGAATGACGAATTGGGAACATGGAATAAATTATTGGATACATCATGGGCTCATGTTGCAGACACTTCATTTAATTTAGTATTACACGGCACGCTCGTGGATGATATCCTTGAATATGAACGATATCATGGCTTAAAAAAAAATAGTATAATAAGCGGCACTTGCTACATTGACGACCCTGACGCAGAATATTATTGGGATGTGATAGGCGATAAGGCATATCTGCCTGCGTTCACGGATACACCGTATTACTCGACTGTTGAGATGCAGCTACCGGACGGAGATGTGAGATACGAGAACACTAAAGAGTTTGCGTTTCATATCTCCGTGCCTTGCGGAGGGACACTTATTGAGGGCGACAAAATAGAAGTAAAAATATCAGCCGACAGTATTAACAAAACCTATCAAGTAGGAGACATAACATACCTGCCAACGGTGGCAAAGCAGAATATTCACTTCCACGGCGGAGTCACTGGTGATAATACATACGTATTTGAAGTGAAAGGCGATCAAGCATTTCCAAACTACTATCTTGACAGAGGCAATCCAGCGCCATATAGCCATACTAATCTATCTTTTAAGATCACCGATGGTATCGTGCCGTTTGCGATTGGCGATGTATTCGAATTCAGCGTAGAGGGCGGACGGTTCGTCTGGAGGGAGGAAGGCGGCAGTTGGTCATCACCTGCCAATATCAGCAAGGAATATCAGCCATTACACGATGGGCTTGAAATCGCCTTCAGTTTTGGAGTCAGCCCGTCTTTTGTGGTTGATGATGCGTGGGAAATCCTTTGCATACAAACCAACAAAGTGGCTAATCTGCTGTTTCCGACCCGCAGCAAATGGAAAGGCACAGGCAATATTGTATTTAGCTTCTCGACTCCCGTAACGATTGATGCTCTTGTGATAGATCGGCACAACTTGACATCTGTAAGATTCCAAGCCTCTAATGTCCCTGACTTTGCTACGCTCGTCTTTGATGATATCCTTACTGTCAGTAGTTTGATATGCAGATTATACTTAGAGGAGCCAATCGAGGCTCAATATTACAGACTTCTCTTACCTTCAGGCACAAGAGAGATAGGGTATGTTTTCTTGGGGAGAGTAACAAGGCTATCGCTTGATGCTGATAGGATTAAGCCGATGACACGGTACCAAATGGTACGGACAGATTCAAGAGAACCTTATAGTTTGTATAGTCATGTGAATAAAGGATATAGCGTTAATTATGCCTCGTTCATCACGAATGATGATTACCTTACATTAATTGACATGATAGATTACCTAAAGAAAAATAATGATATGCCTTTTTACTTTCTGCCTAATGTTAATTACCCCAATACTTGCCTGAGAGCAAGGGTTGGCATTGACACTATCGAGGTTGATAGTGATATCGATATGAACGCTCCAGATGCGGACAGAATATACTCGCTTGCCTTGCAGATTGTGGGGGTTGAGTGATGATAAAGGCTGGGCTTGCTGAAATAGCAGCCATTGAACAAGGAATTAAGCCAGACTATAAGGTTATAGTCTATTGGCAGGTGCCGGAGGCATACACGGAGAGTGATCTGCTTATCTCTGTTGGGGATATCACTACGAGCATGTCTGGAGGCTCCTCCTATGAAGCAGCTAATACAGTAGTTGAGCTATCTAATGAGGATTATTATTTCAGCAGAAAACTTGAAAAAGAGCTGCCGAATAACAAGCTCATAGAAATTTATATCCACAACTCGATATTGATTTATAGAGGCATAGTAAGCAGTTGGAAACTGACAGAAACTACATTGAGGCTTAACACTACATGAGAAGGTTTACACTATTTGATACATTAAATCTCAGGAAAACAAGCGTCTATAGAAACCCAAGAAACATTAGCACTCTAAAAATTGTTTTTGGCGACTTTTCTTTTTCTAAAATTCCTTGCATCCCTATTGATAAAGCAGGCTTGATTTACCATATTTCAGATAAGCCGATGCAGCAGATAAGCAAAGTGTTTATAGACGGAGAGCCAAAGACACACGGATACAGGGCTTATACGGCATATCAGGACGAGACGGGCAAAAGCATAGCTGCTATAGTGTTTGATAATCCTCAATTTGATTCGAGGGTTTCAGTGTCTGGCAAGGGATCGATTAAAGAGACAGGGGAACTGATTGAGAATCCGGCGGATATTATTCTTGATGTGTTTTTGAACATTCAAGGATATGATGAGGCTTCGCTTGATTTGCAGGATATCTATAATTTTTACAGCGACTGTTTGACGGAGGACTTGAAGATCGCCTGCCTATTGCAAGAAGAGCAAACCATCAGAGAATTCCTTGATGCATTGGCTATGAACATTCATGCCCAATGGTTGATCAGCAATGGGAAGTCGGTCATGAGGTTAAGATGGAAGTAAGATATCATTTCATGGAGGACGAAATAAGCGAATTCTCAATGTATTCAGGGGACTTCTGTAACGAAGTTACGCTGAATTATGCCTATGACTATGAGGATGGGCAATATAAATCATCAATTACAAAGCATAATCCTATCTCCAAATTGCTATATGGCGACGCAAAAAAGACGCTTGACCTACAGATGATTCAAATGACGAGGCAGGCGGAGAAGGTTGCAGATATGATATTGCGGGTCAGTTCAACGCCAGAACTAAGGGTAACAATCCTGCATGATATCAGAAGCTTGCTTGTTGAGGTTGGGGATACTGTCAGGTTGCAGCATAGAGCGGCGATAGGAAAGGACATAACGGCGCTGGTGACAAAGAAAACCTTGCAGAAAGAAAAAATCAGGTATGAGTTATCTGTTACGCCTTCGCATTCATTATTTATAAGTGAGTTAATTATGCTCACGCAGACAACGTCTACAGGCACAAGGGGAGTATCAATCACATACGATAAGGGAGTAGCTACGATCACCGTCTATGCAGATGTAGCGGGCTATCCGCCGATTGAAGGGGCGGAGGTAACAATACAAGGCAACAAAAAGATAACGGACAAGCTTGGACAAGTGAGATTCAACTTGTTATCGGGAACTTACACAGCCTATCTAACAGCTTCGGGCTATGAGGCAACGGAGATAACTTTTACGGTATGAGCGAAATTAAATTCACAATGAGGAAACTCAACGAGAAAGAGCGGACAGATGCAAGAATGAAAAGCGTCTTCAGAATGAAACCAGTGAAACCAAAAATAATACCTATAACAGAGACAGAGCCGACAGAAACAGAAATAGAGACATTGTATTTTTATATTACGTGGGAGACCCATTGATGGCACAAGATTTGAAACTATTTTCGCTTGATTGCTCAAAAAATATATTTACGGAAAACTATATCAGCGAATCAGGAAATGCCGTTAAATCCTTTGCTATAGACAAGGACTTTATTTATATTTCTGGCCTCAATATTAACTACACAACGATGCACATAGCAAAATACAACAGAGAATATCCGCATGAACTCATTCATAGCGTAGATGTTTTATATAATCAATATGGTGCTGCCTGTGTTGATGATTTATATCTATATTTATTATTGATAGACGGAGGACATTCTATTGAGAAACGCAAAAAAAGCGATTTATCGGTTGTGATAGAGCCTGTTTATGTTGGAGAAGGAAATTCAGGTCAGTGCTTATGTATTCTGAAAAATAAATTGTTTTATATAGGTTATAATTACGATACTAATAGCTCAAAAATTATCATGTTTGATACGGAAATCAACTTTTTAGATGAATATATATTGCCCGAAGACAACTACGCACGCAATCTAATATCAGATAATGATTATATTTATGCCTATGTTTCTGGCGATAAAGGAGAGTATTGGTTATTTAAGCTTAATTCAAATTTAAACATCATCGCTCAAGGCAGGGCAGAACATTATGTCCATAGCATCGCCGCAGGTAAAGAATATATCTATGGCGTCAATGCCACACTTTCTTATGATGAAAAAAAAATATGGGTGCATAGATTCAGCAAAGAGACACTTTCATATATTGATTTATTCGGTGAATATGATTATAGTTTCGACTTTGTAGCTGGGGGTTATTTTGGCGCAGAAGCGGTCATATTATAGGCAAAAACTGAGTTTGGCACATCAAAAATCAAACTAAATTTGAAAAAAACAGCCCATTTTCGGAAGCCACTTATCACAGTTTTTCCCCTAAAATTATCTCATCTCGCTACAGCTCCTGCCCTGCATGAACAGCGAGTGTATCAATACCTTTGAATTTCATGTCTTAATCTCCTTTAAATTTGGTATATTAAAGCTTTACATTGGCTTTTTTCCTTTTGTTTCTCTGCCAAATCTGCTA